TTACATCTACTAGTGACGTTGTTCGACTAATCACAGGAACAGCTACGACCACAATTGAGGTCCACACATCTTATGTGGATGTGAGTGGAACTACTATTACCCCAGCTCGTACAAATACACGTATTACTACAGCAGCAACTACTACTATTGTGGCTAGTCCGGGAGCAAGTACTCAACGAAATGTTAAAGCCATTTATGTAACTAACAACTCGGCAGGTACATCTTGTACGGTTGGTGTTGAGCATTTTGACGGTACAAATTCTGTTGAACTGATGCAGTTTATTCTCCTACCCGGTGAGAATATGGGCTATCGTGAAGATGGTTCTTGGGTCCACCGAGACTCACAAGGAGCTGAATATCCTGCTGCTGGTTTGGGTAGTTATGGTGGCAAGAGTATTCCATTTATGAAGACTTCTACAGCACCTGATGTCATTGGTTGTTGGTACTGTACGTCCAAAGATGCAGGTTACCCTGGAGCGTGGGCAGTAGGAACACCAGGTGTTAATGGTCGAGTAACAGACGGCACTACGGCTGCTGATTATGGTTGTATTCCTGTTCCAAATGCAGCTACAGGAGCTAATTACCTCACTGCGTTGGAAATGGCTTCTTCTATTAATCACACCAACGACTTCTTTGATGTCTTGTGGGTTAACTCTGGTCTTGTGGTTACAACTACTACTGCTCAAGCTATTACAACTCCAGCACTCCCTGCTAGGGATGTGAATGGTGCTACTACTGGTGAAGGGTGTACAATTGCTCTATTGGTAACAACAGTTTTAACCAATGCTGCGGCTAACGCAGGTATCACAGTTAGCTATACAAATAGCAAAGGTGTTGCTAGTCGAACTGCTACGTTGTCAGCCATTGCTGGTTCTCAGCTACCCGCTACGGCAGTTGTGGGTACTATTATCTGGTTCCAACTCGCTGCTGGGGATACTGGTGTACAGTCTATTCAGAGTTGTACCTTAACAACAACATTGTTGACTGGTGCTATTAGCCTGATGATCTGTCGTGATATCTCCACCATCGGTACTGCTGTGGTCAATGTCTCTACTCCAAAACTGATTGGTTCACCCGGCATCCGTTTATACAATGGTACTTGTATGCTCCACAACATTTTATGTAGTGCTGCTACCGCAACCTTCTTTAGTGGTTCCCTCGCTGTAATGGAAAAATAATATGATCTTGATTGGTGTAGATGCTGGTGTAGTAGTTTTATGTGTCAGTATTACACCAGATCAAATACAAACTACCGCTGAGATGTATCCTGAGTATATGCTACTAGAGCAAACAGGAGAAGAGGCCTTAGGGTGGTTATACGATGGTCTGATATTCACTAGGGGTTAAGTATGGCACTACTCGGCTGGTTTGATGGAGAGCTGAGACAAGATGCTTGGTTTGATGCAGAATTACAAAAAGCAGCTTGGTTTGATACCGAGATTGTTGATACAAGTAGTAGTGGAATTTATACCATTACTCCCAGTGGTTCTATCATATTCACAGGAAATACTTTACTTCTACGACAACGGTTAACACCTGCTTCCGGGACTCTAGTCTTTTCTGGGACTGCTTTACAAATACAAACACGGGTTCTTTCTTACGGAGGAATTCTTGTTTACCAAGGTACTGCACCAATTACTTTTGTTGCTGGTAGCACCGGAACCACTTACACAATAAACCCAGCAGGTTCTTTTACCTTATCTGGTACACAGAATCTTTTGCGTACACGGCTACAGCCTACATCAGGTTCGTTTGTATTTAGTGGTACTAGTATACCCCTACAAACAAGAGTATTGGTTTCTACTGGAACTGTTGTATTTGGAGGTGTTGGTGCTACTACTAAAATTCGTGTTTCTACTATGAACGGTTCAGTTCAATTTTCTGGAACTGCTCCAATACAAGGAACTGCTGTTCAAACAGTAACACCAGCATGGCGAGCCTTAACTGGTATGGGAATGTAAAATATGCGTAATCATTTAATACCGGGTAACTGGAATGCGTTGTGTGATTCATGTGGTCGTAAGTTTAAGGCGCTAGACCTACAACGCCGGTGGGATGGTCTCATGGTCTGTAAAGAAGACTTCGAGAATCGTCATCCATCGGACTTCCTTCGTGTACAAAAGGAAAAGATTACCGTAGAGTTCTCCCGTCCTTATCCTGTTGCCGATGTCTATCTTAGTAATATCTGCTCAGTTCGTGAGATTGTGGGTAAGGCAGACATAGGTACAGCAGATTGTGCTCGTGCTGGTTTAGATGCCTCCATAGGATCGTATGCAGAAGAAACTCTTTGGATAGACAAAGACCCGCTTTCAATTTCATTAGGTTCTGGACTAGACCTAAGACCAGGATCGTAAATATGATGGAAAACCAAACTTTAATCAACAGTATAATCGGAGTTATCGGCTTTATGGGAGCGTGGATTCTTAACAGTCTCAATGATTCTATTAAAGCCCTCAAGACTGCTGACGCTGATCTAATAAAAGCGGTTCAACACATTGAACTCCTAGTTGCTGGATCTTACGTCAAGCGGGACGATCTAGATAAACTTTCTAATGCTCTATTTACTAAACTTGATAAGATAGATGCTAAACTCGATACCAAACAAGACAGACCATAAAGATGACTAATTCAACTACGTTTACCCAAGGAACAACCATTACGTCGGCGTGGTTGAATGATGTTAATACTAAGACATTTAATGATGATGCTTCTACTGTGTCTTACACTCCTGCTGGGATTGGGGCTGTTACTACTACTGTGGATGTGATCTTAAACGACACCATCAGAGCAACCCATTTCGGAGCATCCCCAAGCAACACTGCTGCACAAAATGACACTGCGTTTCAAAAGGCGTCAGCCGCCATAGAGTTACAGGGTGGTGGTACGTTAGTCATCAAACCGGGCATTTATCAGACTAACCACCAAGTATTTGGAAGTGGGTCCGCCGCCTATCTAAATTCAGATTGCATCAATATTCAAAACTGCACGCGTCATGTGCGAATTGAAGCATACGGCGTCAAGTTTGTGATGCCGGACGGGCAACACTTTGGATCATTCGACCCAGTGACAGGTCTTCCATACACTCCTGGAGCATTGCCATTCTGGAACGGTTTGTATGCTGGGCATCCGGGTCATTTTATCTACCTGAAAAACAATTCTGGCGGCGTGTCGGTTTGCGGGATTGAGCTAGACGGAAACAATACAAAATATATCGTCGGTGGTAATTACGGGGATACTGGGTACCAAGTTCGCGGAAATGGAATTGAGTGTGACGGTAATGCAAGCGCCCGTATTGAAGATGTCTGGGTGCATAACTGCGGACTGGATGGTATTAACTTAAAAAATGGCAGTCTGTCGGCAACATCGGTATCAAAACCGGTTCTGTTGACAAATGTGAATTCAGAATATAATTGCCGCCAGGGTCTGTCTCATGAAGGTGGCATCGGATTTAAGGCTGTGAGTTGCAAGTTCAACCACACGGGTCGTGCTGTTAACGTCAACACGGGAACTGCCTTGCTTTCATCTCCAACAGCCGGAGTTGATATTGAGCCTGTTGCCGGAACTATTTCAAGAGAACTTGAATTCAACCGCTGTGAATTCGTCAATAACTATGCCTACGGCCTGGCTGCCGCATCGCCGGTTGACGCGTCAACAGCCACATTCAATGACTGCCTATTTTGGGGTGTGACAAGCCTATCAATGTACGTCACGTATCCGTACTTCATCTTCAATCGGTGTCGGATATACGGACGCATGGCCACTGGGTCTTTCGTTGATCGTCGAGAGGGATCAAAGTTTTATAACTGCCAAATTATTGATCAAGCTTATAGTGACGGGAATGTAAGTGGGAAAAACTCAAATGTTTTTCTGGTTACGGCTGGCACTTACGTTGCATTCAAAGATTGTCAGATAACAGCTAATTATATGAAGCTGGCGTCAGTACAGAATACAACAATAGATGGCTGTGTCTTCATGCAAATATATAATGGCTTACCTGATAAGACTGCTGTTCTTGATGTACGCGGGGCTCTGATGAGGTCCAACGTAATCATTGACAATGTCACAGTACCGACGGCCAATGGTTACTATGTCGATATAGACTATGCGCAGCAATTCATAAACAAAAATGAAATTATCTATGTTGGTTCTGCAAATTATTTAAAATGGCTGACATGGGATGCATCAGCAGGTGGCTTCCAAGGGGTTTATGGGTCGCAACAAACACCAGCGACTCAAGCAGCAAGGTCACTCACAATATATAAAGAGCTTGGAAGAAATAACTACGTAACGTCAATTAACGTCTATACAAAAAGTAGTATGCCGACAACCGGAACCTACGTAAAAGGTGATGTAGTCACTAATTGTGAGCCCGCGATAGGAAGCCCCAAAGGATGGCGTAGGCTTGTTTCAGGATCGGCACATGTGCTAGGTGTGGATTGGGCATCAGAGGGTAATCTGTGATTTTGTAGTTACAAAATACAATCACAGTATCATCCACAATTTAAGCCGGAAATCGTTGGCTGCGCTTATAAAAAGCCAGCCTGTTCCATATATACTTAATACCAAGCAATAAACTAATAAACAACCTATCTAAAAGTAGCAAACATTATGACTATGGATATCACAGGACTAGGTGCAGTTAGTAATCTGGCTAATACCGTCATCGATAAGATCTGGCCTGATAAAACAGAAGCTGAGAAGCAGCAACTAGCGGCGGCGGTGGTTGTAGTACAAGGTCAACTAGACATTAATAAAGAGGAGGCTAAGTCTCCCTCTATTTTTGTGTCTGGGGCAAGACCCTTTATTATGTGGGTCTGTGGATTTGGTTGTATGTGGAACTGGTTACTCTTGCCTATAGCAAAAGTAGTCTTTGTACTTATGGGCATTGCTGTACAAGTTTCTCCAGCGGACCTATCTGAGATGATGCCCCTACTTCTTGGTATGCTGGGTTTGGGCGGTTTCCGCACCCTAGAAAAATTAAATGGTGTCGCAGCCACAACACACAAATAAAGGTATTTTAAAATGAGTACATCGGGCGTAGCTTCGTGGACACTTAATCGTGATGGAATCATCAATAGTGCATTACGTAAACTGGCTGTTCTAGCGGGTGGCAGTGCTCCTGCTGCCTATGAGGTTACCAACGCAGCCGAGGCTCTAAATGCCATGATTAAAGGCTTCCAAGCGGATGGTATGCCTGTATGGGCAATGAAAAAGTACACCTTCTCTGTGATCTCAGGACAAGCTGCTTATATTATAGGCAATGGTATGGCGTTAGCTACTCCAGCACCACTTAAGGTTGTTCAGGCTTATCGTAATCAAACTAATAGTGTGAATGTTCCTATGAATATTTATACCAATTATAATTACAATATTCTACCTTTGACAATCAGTTCAGGTGTTCCGATCAACCTCTACTACCAACCTCTTGCTACCCAAGGTACTATCAACTTGTGGCCTATACCCAACGATAGCACAACAACCATCACCATGGTTTACCAACGTCCTTTTGAGGATATGGTTGTTAGTACCGATGACATCGACTTCCCTTCCTATTGGACAGAAGCTATGATCTATGGTCTTGCTTGGCGGTTGTCATCCGAGTATGGTCTTCCAGTACAAGATCGTTCAACCTTGTCTAAAGAAGCTGAGTTCTTCCATCAACAAGCTTTGATGTATGGAGTCGAGGAGGGGTCGATGTACATGCAACCAGATTGGTCAGGAAAACACTAAATGGCTTTCAACCGTAACCCCCAACAAAACACCTATGATACAACTCGTATGAGTTTTGTGGGTGACTTACAACAACGTAATGGTGTTGATCTTACCAAAGACTACCGACTAGTTAATATGATGGTGGAGCTTCACGATAGCCCTACACAAGAAACTAAGAAGGCTTACATTAAGTCTCGTCCCGGCATGGTCTCAGCTTACACCGTTAACGCCGGAGTAGCTCGTGGGATCTATTACTGGACAGTAGCTGGTGTTGGTTATACCATCTCTGTGGTAGCAGAAAAGATCTACGTTAATGGTGTCTATCTTTCTAGTCTGACCACCACGACTGGTCCTGTGGGATTTACAGAATTTGTATCCTCTCTGGGAGCCGTCACTTTGGTATTGGTAGATGGTACAAATGGCTATATTTTTTCAAGTCCTCTAATAGTTCCAGTATCCATTGCTCCTGTCAACTGGGCTGCTACAACAGCCTACACACTAACTACTAAAGTATCTCCTACAGTCAGCACAGGATATTATTATGTCGTTAGCACTGCCGGTACTTCTGGTGCTGTGGAACCTACATGGATTAGCAATAGACTTCCTATGACCGCCTACGCCCTCTCTGTCAAGAAGGGTCCAACAGTACCAAATGGATTTTATTATAATGTAACTACAGCGGGAACTACTGGTGCTACAGAACCCATATGGCCTACTACCTTGGGTGGTACAGTCACAGATGGAACAGTAGTGTGGACTTGTGTAGTGGGAACTATCACTGATGGCACAGTTGTATGGGACTATGCAATGGGTGATTTTCCTATTCCTCATCTACCAGATCCCATCTTCTTAGATGGCTATCTCTTCTTAGCTAAGACAGGAACACAGGATATCTATAACAGTAATCTAGATGATCCTACACAATGGACTGCTGGTGATTATATCTCTGCTGAGATGTACCCAGATACCATTAAAGCCTTAACAAAGAATAATAACTATATCTATGCGGTGGGCAGTAACAGCGTTGAGTATTTCTACGATGCAGCCACTGCTACTGGAACACCCCTAGCTCGCTACGATTCTGCTGTTCAACAGTTTGGTACTGTAGCAGGAAACACAGTAGTACAAACAGAAAAAGAAGTTATTCTTATTGGTGCTACTGGCAATGGTGGTAACACTGTTTGGACCATTGACGGCTTCAAAGAAAAAGAGATTGGAACACCTGCGATTAAACATGCTTTGTTAGCAGAAGGAACTAATCTACAGAATGCTACCGCTTACGCTATCCGTGTAAGTGGACAGAAGCTTTATGTCTTGGTGCTAACTACACGAACCCTGGTCTACAGTTTTGATACCAAACTCTGGCACGAATGGGCTAGTGGTATTAATGGCGAGTTTCCCTTCATTGGACAGTTTGCCTCTGATGGTCTAGATGGTTCTGCTTATATCTTAGATAAAGTTGGAACAACCATCTACAAGATGAACGCTTCTTATTTTAAGGATAACCTCACAGCATTTCGATGTGAAGTTACTACTGCTAAAGTAGATATGGAATCTATTAACAGGAAGTTTCAATCTCGTGCTGCTATCGTCGGAGATATTCCCGATGGTGGTGGAACTGAAAACTCCTTCTATTTAGATTGGTCAGATGATGATTATAATACTTGGAGCACTCCACGTCTTCTTAGCTACACTAATGATTTTCCTGTTATAACACAATTGGGAACTTTCCGTAGACGGGCTTTCCGGTTGCGCTATAGTTTACCACATCTTGTTCGACTAGAGGGTTTGGAAATGGACTTTAATAAAGGACAACAATAATGGCTGGTGGATTGCCTCCCCCTCCTACACGAGCTGCATCAGGTGATTTTGTTTGGATTGATTGGTACAACAAACTTAATGCTTATCTTTCCACTGGTGGTTCTATTGCGTGGTCAGTGATTAACAAAGCAGGAAGTTCTATTGCAGACTTGCAATCTAAAGCTCATTCTTTATTGACCAGTATCCAAGGAGGAACTGTCGGAGAATACTATCATCTTACGAATACCGAACATACTGCTGTACAAGCACTGATTGCTCGTGATCCTAAGTATGGTGTTTTCCACGATACCTCTACTCAAACCGCTGCTGCAATCAATACTGCTTATCCTATTACTTTTAATAGTACAGATCTTTCTCATGGTGTTACTGTTGGTGCACCTACTTCACGGATTGTTTGTTCTGCTACTGGTGTATATGATTTTCAGTTCTCTGTTCAGCTAAACAAAACTTCTGCTGCTGCGAAGAAGGTTTGGATTTGGGCACGGATTAATGGAACTAACGTCTCCAATAGTGGTACTGAAGTTACCCTAGCAGGAAGTAATGCTGCTCTTGTGGCCTCTTGGAATTTTGTACTCAGTCTCACTGCAAATGATTACTTTGAGTTAGTTTGGTCAACAGATGACACGGGTTGTCAAATTACTGCCTTAACAGCGACTGCTCCTGTTCCGGCGATTCCTTCTATAATCTTAACGGTTACAGATAATATTAGTGCTTAAAGGATAAAATATGGCTTTCGGTGATGGAGATAGTTATGGTGGTTACACTACAGGATCTAGTACTAATTTAGGTTCTACCACTGGGAATGTAGGAGGATATTCTAATCCTTATGGAGGTGGGGGTAACTCTATCTATGGTCTAGGGACTGGTACAGTAGAAGGATTTAATCCCAATACTACCCTCTCACAAACAGACACAAACAACATTGGTTTGAACCCCTCTGCTAATTATGGTCTTGGTGGAACTCTAGGACAAGGTGCTGCTGGCTTCACCGGAGCCACTTCCAACGATATCGGTAACTACTCTTTGTCCGATATGTTTGATACAGGCTACACTCCGGGACAGTATGGTTTGGGAATGAATACATCTTCTCCTTCCGCGCAGGGATTACAGGTATCACAACAATCTGCTAATAACTTGGGTATGCTTGGTATGGGTACTAGTGGTATGGGTATTACAGGAACAGATAAAGAATCTTCTGTTATGGATCATCCTGCTGTAAGCTTTGCACGAACTCTGCTGGGATACACGCCAATTGGGCGGATAGCTAATTTAGGTATTGATGCAGTACGTGGAAAAGATATCGGAGCTTCTGTAATTGGAGCTGCTGTTCCCGGACTAGCGGGCTCTGCTTTAGGTATGGGATACAATGCCGCTCGTAGCAACGATCCTGCTGCCTCAGTTGGTACACAAGCTGCTGGTATGCTGGGTGGAATGGTTGGAGGGGGTCTTGCTGGTGCTGCTGGAGCACAACTAGGTTCACAAGCCTTAGGTGGTCTTGCTAATGCAGGATTTAACCAAGCAAGTAGAGAAAATGCTTCTATTGGACCATATGGACAAGGTAGTCCTATGGCTGCTGGCATTGCTTCTGCACAAGCGGCTGGTAATGCTCCGGGACAGGCTGTTGGTGGAGGTGGTGGTACTAACTGGGGTCAGGTTGCTGGACAACTCTATGGTGGTTATCAGCGGCTTGGTCAAGCTAACCAACTAGCACAGAACTCACAGCAAACACAACAAGCACTCCAATCTCAAATGAGTGGATTGCAGAATATGTATGCTCCAGATAGTCCATATGCTAAACAACTAGCACAACAGCTTGCTCGCCAAGACGCTAAGGCTGGTCGTAACAGTCAGTATGGTACACGCGCTGTTGAACTCCAAGCTCGTCTCGCTGCGATGGCACCTACGGTTGCAAACTCTATGTCCAGTTTGGGACAAGCAAGTAACTTGACTAATACCCAAGCACAGACAGCAAACCAAAACAAACAAGTTGTACAAGGTCAACTCCTTACACAACTACTTGGTGATAAGAATGTTCAGGGATTAGGCCAACAAGCATACTCTGGCTTGAAGAGCATGTACAACGACTGGAATGCTCCTTCTTATCAACAGGAACCAGCTTCTCTATCTTCTTATGAGTGGGCATAATCATGGCAAATGAACTACCAACCCTAGAAACATTACAAGCTACTTATGGCTATAACGATCCACGGGCTTATCAACAAGCCCAGGAAAACCAAGGCTTAGCACAACAGTTTCAACAACAGAACTTGGCACAAGAAGCTAATAAAACTCAAGAGGGGTTTTTGGCAAACCAACAATCTACTGCCATGAATCCTCTTTTGGTAGACCAACAACGTGGTGTTAATACTACGCGAGGCATTACCAATCAAACTAGTCAACTAGGCCTTGATCGTGCTAATGCCCTACAGTTCCAAAATCTTGCTAAAGATCAGCAACAAGCTATTCTCGATATGAAAGAGAATGACATTAAAGCTATTGAACAGCATGGTAGACAACTATCCTATTCTAATGATCCCAATGAGCGTGCTCAAGGACAGCAGATTTATGAAATGGGTCAAACATTTCGAGAAGCTAAGCAAAAACATGCCTATGAAACAGAAATAGAGAAACAGAAAACTGATTCTGCTGCACGAGTTGCTGGCATTGGTGCTGGGGCTACCCTTGGCGCTGCTCGAATTGGTGCAGATAGTCGTCAAGCTATTGCCGAACTTCAAGTTACCGCTAAACAAGCTCTAGCATCTAAAGAGAAAACTTTGGAAGCCTACTTAGTAACTCTACGCAAACTACCCCCATCACCAGAGCGTGATGCCGAAATGGCAGGAGTACGTGCTGATTTGTTGACTACTAATCCTGCATATGCTGCTGGTCTTAACATTGAGCAGACTACCGGAGGTGCTGTGACACCTAATGTTCCAGTACCGGGACAAAAAGCTCCTCCTCCTATTGGGACAGTCTATAAAGGACATGTCTTCGTGGGCGGTGATCCCTCTAAACAAACAAGCTGGAAAGCACAATAAATATGAGTAACCCTTGGGAAGATTTTACACCTGCTACTACGACAGACAAGACCTCCCCTTGGGATGACTTTAAAGGTGAATCCACGTCTTCGACTCCTTCTGTAGACCGGGAAGACTTAAACAATAAGTATAAAAAATGGGGTGGTTATGCAAAGCAAGGATTAGAGTCTGCTGGTGCTGGTATTGAAGCTTTAATAAATACCGGCGTTGGTCTTGCAGGAATGATTCCCGGAACATTGGCTGCTGGAACCAATCTTGCTAATACTGCTGTACGTGAGGGCCGACTACTTTCTCCACAAGAACTAGAGAAATCTTTTGCTGGTGGTGCAGAGATTCTTGATCCTGTTACAAAATGGCTGGCTGAGCAGGGAACCCCCTTGGGACAAGAGTACACTGAGAAACTTGGTGGTGCTTTGATGGAACATGGGGGAGCCTTTGCTGGACTGCATGGCTCACTTCCTAAGATGGGTGCTAAACCTATCTTATCACTTGAAAATCAAACTGCTGTCAATGCTGCTAGAGGAGCAGAATCAATTCCTACTCCTGTTAAAGCACCTTCTACTATTTCAGCAAAATTGGATGCTCTTGATAAAGCAAAAACTACTGAAGTAGCTCCTTGGGAAGATTTTAAACAGGGTGGTGAAGGGGCCTTTAAGAATATCTCTGAAACATTGGGATATAAAGAAGGGGAGGTCTCCCCAGTACGACAGCCAGAAGGAGTGACACCAACTACACGGATGACTGAACAACTTCTTGGTATCGGAGAAGAGGGTCGTGCTAAAACTGCTCAGGAGATGATCGACCGTCGTCAAGCTGAGATGGAGCAACGGGTTAAAACTGATACTGGTCTGCAACAGGGTGCTACTGAAAGAGCTAGACAAGAGAATGCTCCTGTCTACTCTGCTGAGCATTTAGCTGAACAAGAGCGATTGAAGACTGTTTCCAACGAACAACTAAAACAGCACCAAGCTGAGGTAGATGCTCTCCAAGCTAGAGTAAATGAAGCTAAAGGACTGAAGGATACACAGGAACATCAGCTTGCTGCACAAGAAGCACAGAAAACTCTTGATGAGCGACAGACTGCTCTCACACAAGAGGTGTCTCGTAGACAAGCCTTAGATTTTGGTGCTGCTGAACGGGCTAGACAGGAAGTAGCTCCTATTCCTTCTGTTGATGCAGCAACACAACTTAAAACTGCTGTTGAGAATCATCCTACTGTGAAGCGAGCTACTACAGTATTGGCTAAAGCACAGAAGGCAGAAGAAACTGCTGTCATGCCTATGGAAAAGATCCAAGCTAAGGCTGCTGTAGCTCGTGCTGAAACAGTTTTATCCAGAGCTAAGGTAAATATTACGGAGGGTTTATCCAAGAGTGCTGGCCCAAAGCCAGAGTCCATAACATCCTTCAATTTAAGAACAAGAGGACAAGGTGGCGCAGTAAAACTCCCCGATCTTTCTAAGTTAGCCAACAAGATTAACGACACCATCAAAGATATTTCTACGATGGGTTTTAATCATAAGAATGCTGCTCAGGAATTTACTACAAAGCTAATCCCACAAGTTAAAGAAGATCTTGCTAAGCGGATCACTGCTCCAGATAGAACAGAAGATGTTGTTAAAACCATTCTTGCTCCAACCACAAAGGATACCCCTCCTATTTGGAAGTGGTTACAATCTGGTCCTGCTATGACTGCTTCTAAGTTTGGAGATAATCCACTGCTTCAGCACATAGGTCGTGTTCTTAACTATGCGTCTAAAAGAACAGATCTGGTAACTAAGACCGTGATCTTTCCATTGGAGAAATACATCTCCACTTTGAATGGTAAAGATATTGACCTCAGTTGGCAAATCATGAAGCGAGAGGAGTTTAACAATAAGCGTTACACTCCTGCTGAATTGCAAAGTTTGGGTATGTCTGAAAAACAAATCCAAGGTTACAATATGTGGAGAGAAGCTAGTAAAGATGCGTTTGATCGACAGAATGCTGCACGAACAAAGCTTGGGATGAAGCCTATTGAAGCACGAGAAGCTCATGCTGCTTCTGTTTGGCATGGAGATTATCATACCCCCATTCTGGACAAGACTGGTAGGTTAGTTTGGTATGTCCGTACTACTACCAAAGCAGAAGGCTATAAAGCAGTGGAACATCTTAAAAAGACGATGGGTGATCAGTTAGCCATCTCTGATAAGACAAAGCCTGAGTATCGTGAGAGTGGTCGTAACCCAAACACACCGAATGATATTGTGGGTGCTTATCATGACATGATGGATTTCTTCAAAGATGATCCACAAGTTACTGCTCAGATCAGGGAATCTTTAGGAGACTACATCGAGTCTAAAGGTTATACTGTTGCAGGACAGAATAAGCATTTCTTGAAGAAGGGTAATATCCGTGGCTTCGAGGGAGACCGTCCTTGGTTGTCAGATCGTGAGAATGCTTACGCTGGCATGAAGTCTCAGATGGCTTATCTCAAGAGTGCGACTCGTTGGAGTCACATGCAAGAAGCTATAGCACAAATTAAGGATATGACAACAAATCCTGATGTTGCTGCTAAGATGCCTAATGCTATTGAGTACGCTAATTCTGTTATGTCCACTGAGTTTGGAGCTAGTCCGGGAGTCCTTTCTGCCTTAGAAGCAGGGATTGCTAAGCTAGTTCCTAGCACCATGAATCCTACAAAATGGTTGGATAGTAAGAACTATGGCGTGAGCCGTAGTTCCCTCTATCGTGGTACTGGTGACCTGAAGACGTTGACCTATTTACAAACTCTAGGTTTGTCTGTTGGTTATATGATTGCTACTCCACTACAGGGAGCTTTCTTTGGTACTATGAATCACACCCATTTGACAGACATGGGATTCAAGCATAACTTGGGCAAGACTGCTATGCTGGCTATGAGTGATGCTACCGCTGGTATCGCTGCCCATATGGCACATGAGATGGGGATGAAGGATGCTCAATTTCCTATGACAGAAACTGGTAGACAACTTCTGAAGTTCGCAGAAGATAATGGTGTTGTTACCAAGAATATGTTTGACGAAAGTGGCGGTCTAGGGCAACACGCTGCCTTGAATGCTGTTCAGAACGCTCTTGGATGGACCATAGGTTTTCCTGAAAAGGTTGGTCGCCTTGGGGCATTCGCTAGTTTTGTACATCATCTTGAACAGTCTGGTAAATACCCATCTGCAACGATAAATGGTAGAAAAGTACTTTCTATGGAACTCTTTCGTAAAGCAGAAGAGTTGACAGATAGTACCATGACCAGCTTCAAATCGTTTGATCGCCCACAAGTTGTCAATAACTTAGGAATCACAGGACAAATGGCTTACGTCTATAAGTCTGCTGTGTTTAATGCTGTTAACAACATGAGTGCTGCTGGTAGATGGGCTGCTCAGGGACAGGTCAAACCATTGCTGGCTATATATGCTTCTTATGCTGTTATGGGTGGTTTACAGAGTATGCCGGGTGTTAACGAAGCGGATGGTCTGTGGAATTTGACAAAAGAAGGTATCGCCAAGTTCTTTCCACAGCATTATGCTGCGGTCAAAGGAAGTGGTCTTAAAGCTTCCTTAATTAATATTGGTCCTGAGACCGCTGGTATTAAGAGCATGCTTGGCTATGGTGCTCCTAGTGCTATGATAGGTGCCCACCTGACTTCACGTCTCACTGCTGACATCATTGATCCAGAACATCCTTTAAGTGGTCTTGCTCCAATTGCATCAAAACTTAAAGAACAGAGTTCCTTGGCTGGTACGTTACTTCTGGGAGGTTCCGGTCGTGCTATTACACAAGGTCTCTACGCTAACGCTCCACCAGTCATCAAAGGACAGATGGAGACTAATATGGATTACTTCAAATCAGGTACTAGTCCGGGTAATCAGCTGTATCATAATCCTAATGATCTTATGAATGTGCAGAAGACCTTAGGCCATCGACGTACTCTTCAAGATGAGGATGTTCGTTCCCTTGGTTTGACATCTTTGAATGAGAAATCTGATCTACAACGACAGTGGATTAAACAGGCTGAAGATAAACGTATTGAGAGTGCTAAACAGGGATTGATTGAGCGTACCTTGACTGCGATTGAGGATAAGAAGCCCAAGGAAGTGTCTGACAATATCCAAGCATATCTTCAACTAAATCCTGATGGGAATGCTCTAAAACAATCTATCACAAAAGGCATCATTGACTCTCACCTGACTCCTATGGAGAAACAAGCAAGACAGATGAAAGCTTTTAAACAGATTGATTCTTATATGCGTTATAAAGGGATGTCTCAATAATGTTTATTTCAGATAACGGTTTAAAGATTCTTACGCTACGCGAGGGTAAACGAAACAAAGCTTACCTAGACACCAAGGGAATTTGGACAATTGGCGTAGGACACACGGGACCAGAAGTCAAAGCTGGTCTTGTTTGGACGGACCAACAAATCGAGGAGGCACTTAGAAAAGACATTAAAACGTCCGAACTTTGTATTAACACCTCGACGTTAGTGCCACTCACACAGAACCAATTTGATGCTCTAGTTAGCTTTGTATTTAACGTCGGTGTTAATGCCTTTAAGCGGTCTACGATGCTTAAGTTTATTAACCTCAAACAGTTTACCAAAGCTATGCTGGAGTTCAATCGTTGGCATATACCACCTGAGATAACGTCAAGACGGAACTCGGAGCGAGATCAATTCGGATCGTAGAGACCAAAAAAAACCCCTTGGATGATAAGTCCTTGGGGTTTTCTTATTTGTGGATTCCACGTAAGGTGTTGATGACCGATCTTAAATCACATTAGATTCTCCTTCAATTAGACCAGATAAAAATACAACGAATGATCAAGAGATCGAGTACAAAACAGAACTTAATGTCATCCGGTTCCACGAGGGTAGCTTTGTCAGGGAACTCAATCCCCAGCATCATACCATTGATGAAGCTAACGCCGATACTAAGACCCACTACGTAAGCCCTCTTGGTAAAGCTTCTCTGCTAATAGATACCCTTCATAGGGCCACACATGATTTAGAGCATCATCATACGCATATTTTTCACCTAGAGCTTGGTTGTAATTGTCTTTACTTACACAGCTACTTTGTCCTCCAACCGTAAAACCATTTTCTAATGTGATCTGGCACATAGTTGTCCGTCCATCAGGCATCAGTGTATAAGTAGTTTTTTTACACTTATCAAGAATACCTTGCATTGTTACTTTGTTTGTCATATTTATTTCCTTTTAAATTAAGGGCTCAACGGATTAAGGTGTGGAAGTTGGCTTGTCATGATTGGCATGGTCCGTGTGGAATTCAGTGCTTCCATTCACCCGCGCTTCAATCATCTTGAAGACGACTTCGTACTCAGGCCAGTCTTTCTCCACCACAACGCATTCCACAGGCAATTTGCCACGTATCAAGCGGTTCTCTTCGATGAGGCCCGCAATATACGCAAGGCTTCTTTGCTCTTCCGCTGGCAGATGCGGAATGTCGCTACGTTTGATGACAAGGTAGCGGTCTTCCCGTTTGAATTTACTCATTTCATTAACTCACTTTCTACACGTTTTTCCGTTTTAAGAACATTTACCTGCAAGGTGGTTTCAACACGTTATTCCGCAGAGCCAAATTAAGATCCGCATGTTCCGCCGCCAGTCAGATCACAGATATCAATCGTCTCGTCGTAGACGGTATCTTTGTGGGCAAGTGCTTCTTTATAAGGCACCGATGTTAGGGGCTGACCGCCTCGACTTCCATCTGGGTAACAAGTAAATCCGCGAAGACGGGGGGCATATTTTGCAAGACACTCAGTAAAGCGCACAACGTCTCCATCGGAATTTCCTTTCGATCCCCATGATGGTAGATTAATCGTGGAGGAAATTGACATGTCAACGTAATCTTGAATGTCTGCTTGGAATTTAAGTCGTCGTTCATAATCGGTACTCAGGTCTAGGGCAGTTTCAATGGAATCGGGGTTAGCAGAATACTTCTCAATAAGTGACTGTGCTGTTCCATCCACCACGTATTGATATTTCCATTTAGTCCCTTCTGTGAGGAAGCGACGCTTATATGCGACTGCAAACAACGGTTCAATGCCAGTTGTTGTTCCCGCAAGGATACCAATGCTTCCTGTGGGAGCGATTGCACGATAGGCGACTGGACGAGAGATAAAGAATCTATCACAGTGCTCATTAGCTGCTGACTCGGACTCAGCTCGATAGACTTGGAGCCATTGATGTAGTTCATTTGTTACCTCGTATTTTTCGCCTCGTTGGAGGAGCCATTCGTGGATGCCCATAAGGCCCAATCCCAGTCGTCGATTTTTCTCACGAACTTTATATACTTTCTCATAAGGTAGATCCGCCCGGAGGGTGCCACATACCAAGAACTTAGACGCCAAAGACACGACAGACTTAAACTCGTCAATATTATGAATATTACCAAGATTGATCGAACCAAGGTTACAAACGTCACTGTCATCCTCAGATGTAACTTCAGTACAAGCATTTCGTAGGGTTTCATTCTGTTTACTTCCGAAGTTAAAGGAGAAGCCGGGCTCGCCGGTCATAAGGGCTTGACGACAGTTTTCCATAAAAACAGGATTGGTAGCAAGCTCGCTATCTGTGATCGACCCGCCCAAACCCTTGGTATAACAACCCAAACTCGCGTCGTCGTAGTTGACGCTGATGTTGGTCATATCCAATGGTGCAGGATAGTTGAAATTGATAGCCTTCTGTTCTTTAGTCAGCTCGTCCCAATTCTTGCTTTTAAGGAACTGATCAATATCGTCATGTTGCCAATTGAGACTAGCATAGATTGCAGATCGACGTGATCCTCCTTGCATGACATTTCGACCAATTTCGTTAATTGCGAACATAAGAGGAATAGGTCCACTAGCTGTTCCTCCAGTTCGGCCAAGAGCTTTACCGCTGCCGCGCAGTCGTGAGTAGTCAATTCCAATACCACCCCCTGTCATTAGACAAGACATAGCTCGCCATGTTATGTTGCTCCACTCTTCTCGGGTATCTTCTTCGGCACGTAGAAGGTAGCAGTTGTTGTATGCTTTATAGGGCCGACCTGCGTAGTACAAGTAACGTCCACCGGGCATGAACCGCATGTGTTTGATATGTTCAACAAGATCTTTTCGATCTGAGTCAGACATAAGTTGAGGGAGTGTATTTCCTCGGGTTCCACAGACATCGTCAACAAGACGTTCTGCAAGATTTCCCCATGTATCGTCTGGACCTTGTGCATATTTGAACCTAAAGATATTTTCTGCGAAAGAGTTTTTAAAGTATTTTTTATTTGTCATTTAGAGGATTTCTGAGGGCAGGGGAGTTTGAGTAGTAATATTTACATCAGAGATGCTGGTGTTTTCTACACGCAGCCCTGAGGACAATGTCTGCAAAGCCAATCGAATAGTCTCTTGATCTGCTTTTGTATTTAAAATCTGCAAAACTGCTTTATTAAAAGCCTTTACAGCAGAGGCAGTTTGCCCAATAAAAATTCCGTATTTCATTAAGATTGATTCCGTTTTTTGTGTTCACAAGCCATACATAAGTAGATGGGGGGTTGTTCACGTAAGTTTTGGCGTTTCATCCACGAGTTGCATGTAGGGCACTTGTCGATCCGTTTCGGTTTCACCACTGGTGAGAGCATAGGCAATGTCACGATTGGCTTCCTTTTCTTCGTGTATACGAATTTGATATGGTTTCTTATAAGACTGCTTAGCGAACGGCAGCGTGGAGTTGTGTGTACTTGTTTTCAATCTGTTCCTCTAGGATTTCTACGAGTTCAACAAGATCAATATCTAAGATGTCCAAGAATTCCTGAATATCTAAATTATGAATGATCAAGAGTTTAAGTTCTTCAATATCAGACTGCATTTACAATCGACTCACGATTATCACCCGACCCTTTGATAGTTCCTGTTGCCTTACGTTTGGTCAGCTTGTCTAGGTTGCCTTGAGCTACGTCCTCTAAGGTAATACCCATATCAGCACACACCGCAGCAACACACCACAGGATATCACCAAGTTCTTTTGCGATGTTCACACCGATGGTTTGTTGGGGAACCTCGTCGCGGATACCTTTTGCAATGTGACCATTAAGCTCACCCACTTCGCTAGTGAGGTTGAGTAGGGCATACATATGATCGGCACTAGGGAGGCGGAAAGAAAGGGCTTGTTTTTGATAATCATTTAGCTTCATCGGTACTCTTTTCTGTTGGGATATAATAATCACAGGAATCATCCGGTGATAAAGGTAGTATAGTAAAATAGGCTTGTCGTTCGTTTGGAATGGCTGTAGCACGATAACAGCGATACTTTTCTGAACAACCTGCACCGGGACACATAGTAATATCAGGCATCTTGTTCTCCTATCGAAATATGTTGGGTGCTTGTTCTACGAGAAGTCTCTTTACTTCATAAGCAACATCTCGTACTTCCCATTGTGCATGTTTAGTAGTCCTGTTCCCTAGCAGATCAAGCCACATCTGGAAATTTCCTGTCATACGAAGAGAAGTGGTGCAAGCTTGAGGCAACTTATATCGTGCATCTTCTTTCTTCATCCCTGCGTCAAGGCAAGCTAGGTAGATGGCCTCAGCATCAGCATTATTCTTTTCCCAAGCATGTCGTAAATGCTCTGGTAGGTTAGCCATTGAAGGAGGATCAACATATTCTACGTATGTTTCTTTAACATATCGTTGACTACGTTGCAAGATTCCTGCATGAGCAACCCGAACAATTTGATGGCTACATATTCGACTAATTTCCGAGATACGTACAGTAGCATAAGCAAACCGTAAGGTAGCAAGATGACCAGAATCTACACAATGAGCAGCACGTTTAATGCAAGCATCTCGCTCAGTCTTGCTGTCGTAACACTCACTGGCATGTTCACCGATGTGAGCCTCTGGGTCAGGGGTTATAAAGAGTAACTCTACCTTCATGTTTGTAAGCTTTTTGCAAAAGTTTTAATTTCATCTGAATAAGAACTAGGATTAGAAGATCCTATTCCATGAACATCCGATTCTGGAGGGCATTCATCCCGTGCCTTACGCTCTAGTTGATCATACACACCATCTGAGATAGGGGAGTCCGACTCCACATAATATAGATAGCGAAAAGCAAGGACTAGGTTTTCATTCTGTTTATAAGGCATCACTTAGAATCCCGTTCATAGATAGCTTGTCGGAGGTAGACCACAAGATCAAGAGCTTCTTCATAAGCATCCTTGAGGGCATCTCGTCCATTGTGGGGTTGAAGTGGTACACCATATTTGTCAACACCAAAGGAGTTGCGTTTAAGCATATCCTTTTGTACTAACCACCACACCTCCGGTTCTTGGTTGGCTGTTGGTGGGGGTTGGCCCCATTCAACAGGGGGTAGGATACCTGTCAAACGATTCTCGGGGAAGGTTGCTGCTGTTGGGTCAACTAGACCTGACTGGATAGCACCGCGTTCAAAGGCGGCATCGAGTGAGCCGGGTTTTTGTGTATAAAGATGATCAAACATATTTTTTATTTATATAATCTAAGGATACAGGCATTAAATCAAATTCCCCGCTGGGCTGTACTGAATGTAAAACCAAAAATCCGCGCCAATGGCGATTACCTTGTGGTCCCATATAGGATTCCTCGTGTTCATAACAAGATCCTGCGATAATAGAAGTAATCAAACTACCATCAGCTTTATTGGCTGTAGCAATCTGAAGTCCTTGACAGTGGCCTGCAATACAAGATTGGTGTTTCTTATTTAGTTGTGCGCTGGCGCTACTAGCCGGACGACCAGCCACACCGGTAACAAAATAATGGCTGTATGCCACACCATCAATGATAACAACGTCAA